TTGCATGTATCAGGCGGTTACAGTGTATACACGTACATGGTTGTACAGTCATGGACGGCTGTATACAGTCATGTACACTGTATACACATTCTATACATTTAAAGAATTACAGTTATTACGGTTATTTATGTATGTTGTCGGGATTAGTACATGGTTTGATTAAGTTAACCGGGGTGTGATGAGATCGCCTTTAGAGGCATAGATCGAGTTACGCCCCGGTGTATTAAAAAGGTTCACGGTTCTTAAGACATGTCTTGTACTGTACTGTCTTGTCTTTAAATATTACATGTATTACATGGAATACAGGTACCTTTACAGGCACCTCATGTAATACATGTAATAGTTTCTTTCTTTGTTACTTTCTTTCTTTGTTTGTCGGAGAAACCGTAGAAAGGGTGCTGGCCGTTCTCGGTGGTTTCCATTCCGCTGTTCCGTATAGGGGTGAGAACGGCAGAACGGAAACTACTGACAGGCTCTGGGTGGCTTGTTACAGTGCTGTATTCCGTTCCCGTGAATTTCCGTGTAGTTATTGCGGTACATGTATTGACAGTAATGGGATATTGAAGTACGTTTAGGTGTGGGGAAGCGTGATATGAGTACATATAGTATTTATAATGACCGGTATGAGAAGAGAAAAGGCGGTACGAGGGGCCGGATGAGTGGTAAGTCTCTTGATATAGCGAGAACGGTGTTAATGGAGCCTGACCTGAGTTACGAGTTGATTGCGGGCAGGTTTGGTGTATCGAGGCAGAGGGTGGGGCAGATCGTGGTGAGGATGGGTGTGGCGAGGAACAGGATAAATGAGATGAGGCGTTCTCTCAATATACCGGGCGGAGGCGGAGATGGTGAAGAAGAGTAATACTGATAATAGTATTCCTGTTAAAAAGATGCTTGCGAACCAGGATGCTTTCCTGGCCGCGTACACGCTGGTTGGTTCGGTGAAAAAGGCGTGTGAGTCCATAGGGATTACGAGAGAAGCGGTATCTTCGTGGAACAGGAATGATATAAAGGGATTTAGGGAAAGGTACATATCGGCGCAGGAAGATTTCAGGGAAGGGCTTCAGGACATGGCGGTGGAAAGAGTCAAGATGCAGAAGCCGTCTGATAATCCCGTGTTGCTGATAACCCTGCTCAATGCCCACTGGCCTGAGAAGTACCGGCGCACAGGATATGCTGTCGAAAGCGCAGGTAAGGATATGATCGACGCATGGAAGAAGTGGGAAAAAGAGAACAAGAAGACAAAGGGTAAAGAACAGGTAGAACAACGCGACAACGCTGTCGAGGAAGCCGAGAGGATCCTTGCCAGGAAATCTAACGGCGACACAGACGGGACCAACGTCTGATAGCCCGTCTATAAATGACTATATCTTCTCGCGGCTTGAGTTCATGCCCACACCCCTTCAGGCGAGTATACTCAGGTCAAGGAAGAGATTTGTCCTCGTGGCAGGCGGGGAACAAGCAGGGAAGTCTATGGTGGCTTCCAAATACCTGGTATCGAGGTTCCTTGAGAATGAGGACCCCGGACTGTACTGGCTTGTCGCCGCAGACTATGAACGCACAAGGGCAGAGTTCGATTACCTGGTCGAAGACTTTGCGACACTCGGTGTCCTTTCGGAAGTGTCTAAAAGGGTTGACCCCGGACGGATTATCCTCGCCGACGGCACAAAGATAGAAACGAAATCCGCAAAAGATCCCAGGACACTCGCAATGAGAGCCCCTAACGGGATTCTCGGCTGCGAAGCATCACAGCTCGATCTCGACTCCTATCACAGGCTCAGGTCAAGGGTCGCACCGAAACGGGGCTGGCTCTTCCTCTCAGGTACGTTTGAAGGATCACTCGGCTGGTATCCACAGCTCTTTACCTCGTGGCAGGCAGGAAGAGATGACGAACAGTCCTTCTCGTTACCCTCATACTCCAATACGAACCTGTACCCGGAAGGGATAAATGACCCTGAAATACTCAAGCTCAAGACAATGGCTTCCGATGAGTTCTTCATGGAACGTATACAGGGTATCCCGTGCCCGCCCGTGGGACTCGTGTTCGGTGAGTTCAGGGCTGACCTTCATATAGATCCAGAACTTAAATACGTTAAAGGTGAACCGGTGTACCTGTGGATGGACCCGGGGTACGCAGGAGCATACGCGGTAGAAGCGGCACAGATTATTAACGGCCAGGTCTGCGTGTTCGACGAGATATATGAACGCGGCCTGACTACCGAAGAGGTCATAACCGTAACAACGAACAGGCCCTGGTGGCCCGATGTCCATTCGGGAACAATAGATATAGCAGGCTACCAGCACCAGGCCATGTCTGCACCCGCAGAGATGTGGATGGATAAGACAGGTATATATCTCGATGCACAGAAAATACGGATAAACGAAGGTACCGAACGGCTCAAGGGATATATGAAAGTAGATCCCATGACAAGCAAGTCAGGTATCGTGTTCGCACCGAACTGCACAGGGATACTGTCCGAGTTCGGTGCTGTGCCGAGCCCGTTTGACGGCCAGACACGGGCCTACAGGTGGAAATCTGACCGGGAAGGCAACATAGTCGGAGAAACACCCGAAGATAAGAACAACCACGGTGTTAAAGCCGTGATTTACGGCCTGGTCAGCAGGTTCGGGTACGGCGTGGTTAATAACAGGGAGTTCATAAAGATTAAGAGGCACTGATATGGCACGACCCAGGCCTGAAGATATAATCGATAAGGTAGAAGCACACCGCGATGCCACCAATACGCTGCGTGATCGTATGGATGCAGATCACCAGCTCTATAAACTTACTCCGTTTGATGCGGGTGACGGCTACCAGAGCTACACGTCTAACGAGCCGCAGACATATGCCGATAAGGTCGTGGCATGGCTTACCGCAGCCGATATGATTGTGCGGATACCGCCCAACGGTAATCCCCGCAATAACCGTGATATCAATAACGATAAGGAACGGTTTATCATCGGTGCGCTGCGCTCTGCCGATGAAAGACTGACTAAAAGACTCGTACCCGGCCTGAAAGATCAGCTTGCATGGCACATAACTGTCAGGGGCTGGTATGCGGGTAGGGCTCTTCTTACCAAGAACAGTGATAATAAAACTACCGTAGATATCACGCCTTGGGATCCAATGCACACTCACTGGGGCGTGGGACCGGATGGTCTTGCATGGGCTTGCTACAGGATCAAGAAAACACTCGACGAGGTAGAGTCACAGTACGGTGTCAGGCTCGGAGAGAGCCGTATGGATGCCGATGGGATTACGGTATATGACTATTACGATAATGAGTACAACACTGTCGTTATACCCGGCAGGTTTATTAAGAAGCGCACACCACACGGCTCCGAGGGACAGGTTCCTGTATTCCTCGGCCCTGTTGGTTCTACACCACTTGTTCAGTCACTGGAGTGGTCGTCTATAGAAGATACGCTTGAAGACTACGGAGAGTCAGTATACAAGGCAACAAGAGAACTCTACGACAAGCATAACCTGATGATGTCCGTGATGCTTGAACTTACGGCAAGGGCAAGGAAACAGGGACTGAAGGTCAGGTCAAGGGACGGTGTGAAAACACTTGAAGAGGATCCATACCAGGAAGGTACGGAGATATCCCTCGGACAGGGCGAGGACGTGGAACCGCTCGGCCTGATGGAGATGGCACGGGAGTCCGGTGCATTTATGGGACTCGTGTCGGGAGAGATGCAGAGAGGCTCTATCCCGCATACGGTTTACGGTGAGATACCGTTCCAGTTATCAGGGTTTGCCATAAACACTCTCAGGCAGGGCGTGGAGTCCGTACTCGTGCCCCGCGTAGGTGCTATGCAAAAAGCCTATACCCAGATATCTAATATGCTCTGTGATCAGTACCAGTCAGGCTCATTTGAGGCAATGGAACTCACGGGGCAGGACAATAACAGGATGTACTTCTCAGAGACAATTACTCCTGAAAGGATACGAGAAGGCGGTGACCCTGAGATAAAACTCGTTACGAACCTTCCCGAAGACGATATGTCCAGGTACGGGATGGCACAGATCGCAAGAGAGGGACAGACACCGCTTCTGCCAGATCTGTGGATACGGGACAATATCCTCGGTATACAGGACTCCGACCAGATCGAGGATGCAGTCAAGGAACAGATCGGGGAACGTACTCTGCCCGAAGCAGGTATATGG